TAGATTTAATACCAATTTTTTTTAATTCTGCTTTGATGATTTCTAAACATTCTTCATCAGGTGCATACAACCTTTTTTTAGGTTTAGCTTTTATTTTCATATTTATTTATATTAAAAAAGGGAGTATGTTTCAACTCCCTATTGTTTATTTGTTTTTATTTTATTAATTCTAACTTTCTTTTAGAAGATTCTAGTTCTGAACTTACTTCATTTCTTTCTTCTTGTGTTTCATACCAACCATTAGCTAAATTAGCTTCTAAATATTGAATATCCATTTCTAAATCTGCAATTATTTCTTCTCTTGTCATTTTTTATAGTTTTAAAATTTCTCTAAAGGTAATAAAAAAATATATATAAACTATATACTTTTTATCTTTTTTTTATACTCATCTATTATTTCGTATAATTCTTCTCTTGTGTATTTCTTTGTTTTATGTCTATTGTTCTCTAAATACTCTACTCTATCAACACCTATTTTTTTTATTAGATTGATCCTGTAATCAATAGAATTTGAATGTTTATATGTATTGCAATACTCACATTGGAGATGTACGTTATCCTCGTTAAAAGTCAAAAATTTACTTTTGCCACTAGCAATATAATGACCAGCATTTATTTTTTTAGGCTTTGGATTCTGACAAGATATACAAGGCATACCTTTATCTCTTAATCTGATGTATTTATTGAAAACTATTTGTGCTTCTTTAAGTAAATCTTGTACTGTTTTAAGTTTTTCTTTTCTTATCTTTTTTTCTTTATTCCACTTTTTTTCAGCTTGTTTTTTTAAATATTCAAAATAGGCATCTATACATTCGTCTTTGTAACAAAACTTCCTGTTAAATTGTTTAGGCTCAAATTTCTCTTTACAATTTTTGCACCTCATTTTTTAATTTATTTAACATCTTTTTTATAG